ATATCTATCATATCCTTTGATTGATTCTATGTGCTGTGCGATAATTTGATCTTGTGATTCAGGTGCGTGAAAATGTGCCCAATATAATTGTTCTAGATCATTTTGCAGGTATGTCGTCATGTAAAAATCCTGAGATTTGTAAAGTGAATTTGTTTGTAAATCCACAATTTGCCCCCAGGTGTAAACACTCTTCATCAAACACATACACTTGACCTTGTTTCCAGTGTGTCCACACATCGTCCATCAACTGTACAAAGTGTCCCATTTGCCAATCTTCTGCCATGCACAGTGCTCTGACAGGTCGTTTACCTTGTTCAAGTTTGTTAGCATGGTTCTTTTTGATTAGAAAAAAAGTGTCACGATGCCATGGTATGGTACAACCAGGTGGTTGCAGTATGGATGACAGTGTAACTACATCCATGCCTATTTGATCACCTATGTGTTTGAAATCTACTTCGTCTTCAGTCCACCACCTCTGTCTGATCTGTGTGTTTTCAAAATTATAGGATTCTGGAAATCCTCCATACTCATCATGAATATCCTTGAGCTCATGCAACTGATGTTTGGTACAGGATGTTGCTTCAGGATATTCTGCTTTCGTAAAGAAATCAAAATCAATTTTACAATCTGGAAGTGGCTTATGCATATTGTATATTAAACTGTTTGTACATTTCTAAGGCAATCTTCTCATGGCCTTCTGGTGATGGATGATAATCTGTTTCAGACAGATACAGTTTGTTTTTCAGTGTGTAATCTAGTATGTAGAAACCTGTAACTGAATCCACAGACTCTTCTGAGAAGTAATAGTGTACAGACTGTGGATATTTCAGTGTGACAGAATCTCTGTATGCTTGGAAGTTCAGACGATTTTCATATTCTGAATGATAGTCTTTGAAATAACGATCAAAGTATTGTATGCCTTTGCTGACTTGATACATTCCTTTTTTAAGTTTGCCAATAGGTGTAGATGAACCTTTGGATCTAAAAAACTTGGAGTATCTCATGATCTGATCTGCTTCTAGATTCATGTGTACAGGATTAGATGGATTGAATTCAAATGATTTTCTAGCAGGATGTGTCCAACCCACTATAATAATATCTGTGGGTTTGGGTTTGATAGTCATGGTTTGTTCATAGATGTATGTGTTACACACTGCTGGATATGATTTGTTGACCAATGGCATATCCAATCGCTCAGCCAACAGTTCTGGCCAGCATTTAGAATCTATATTGTAGTTGGTGGCAAATGAATCGCCTATCACATATAATTTAGACATGGTACAATTATATGTAGTTTGTGACAGATTGTCAAGTCATAAAAAAAGGCCCCGAAGGGCCTTTTTAAATTGCGGGATAGTAGCTGTTTCTTATACCAGTCTTATGAGAAAGACAAGTTAGATACTGCAATCTCACCAACATAGTCACCAGCATTACCAAATGATGATGCAGTGTTTGTAAATTCGATGTAACCGTATCTAGTTAAGAAACTTACAACTGGTTCGAAAGTTGATGGATCTAGTACTACGCCACTTGACATTAACGGAATGTAAGGACAGTAGAACGCTGGAGCGTCAGCCTCACTAGCACCTTTGTAACCAACTAGTACTGATGTGTTGTCTGAAGCATATGCGTCAACGTAAACTCTCATAGAAGCGTTTAATGTACCAACGAATTTAGTGTTAGTAGGTGCTTCAAAAGAACCTTCTGTTGATCTTGCAAATGCTGAAGTTGTTGCAGATTGAAGAATAGTTAAAGCAGTTGGAGATACTACTGCGTAGTTTCCAGCGCCTCTTCTTGTTCTTGTTGCGATTTGGTTAGCAACTCTGTTGATTAACACAGCCAATGCCGCGTGTTCATCACCAACGAATGTTGCAGTACCTGACACAGCCGCTTGGTCAAAAGTCTCACTAGCACTTCCTGCCAATGTTCTTAATGATCCAATGATCTCTTGGTCGATCTCAGCAGTAATCTCTTGAGCAAGTGCCGCCATGATTTCTGCTTCTACATCAATCCCTTGTTGTGCTTGTGCATCTTGAGCCGCTTCAAAAGTCCATCTAGCACTTAATTTTCTAGATTTCGCTTCAACCGGTTGTTTCAAGATCTGGATTGATAATCTCTTACCAGGTGTACCCTCTAATGCCGCCGTAGCCGCACCTTTTGGAGTAGTGTTGTTCTGGTTACCAGAATATGCTTTCGCGATTTTGAATGGAGATAATGCTTCTTCACCAGCAGTTGCGTTTGAACTTACTGTGTCTGCATATCTTATTCTTAATGTGTGGATTTGTCCTACAGGACCAGTCATTGGTTGTACACCTACGATCTCGTTAGCGATCACAGTTGGCATAACCCTTCTGATTACTGGTAGGATAACCCTGTTTAACGTAGCAACGTTACCTGCAGATGTGGCACCAGCAGTAGACTGCTCAGCCAAGTATCTCTTCGTGTTTTCTAACACGACATCCATAGTTTTTTTCTTGTTGCCTGCTAAACCTTCGGTTAATGCGGCTTTAGTTTCGCCCCATTTTGATTCAAATATATCTGACATTTGATCTTTTCCCCTTATTTGTTTAGTTTATACCCGCTAATTTACGGATATTTGTTAAGTCAGCATCTTCCCTTTGTGCTCTGTCGCCACTTGATTCAGTCATAACTTGTTTTGCTGTCTCAACTGGTTTGTCAGCCATCACGTGTGGTAGATACTTGTCGAATGAAGCCTGTAACTTCGCTGTTTGAACTGATTCTAACAGTTGGCTCATTACTTCACCCTTTTCTTTGCCCAATGGTTTGAGCATCTCAGCCATCTTTTCCTTACGTTCCATCAAGTCCGCTTGTCTTTTGGCTTCCGCCTCTTTGGACTCAATCACCGCTTGTTTCTCTTCGATGACTTTCTCAGCGTCTTTTAACTTAAGAGTGTGTTCATCCACTACTTTCATTAACTTCGCAGACTCAGATTTCTCATTTAAGTAAGAATTCTGGTACTCTGAAGCGAACGCCTCGAATATTTTCTTACCAAAGTTGATTTCCCTAGCCGCTGTGATGTCTTCCTTCAGAGATTTAATCTCTTCTGAAAGTTTTTTGTTCACTGCCGCTTCTACAACTTTAGCAGATTTTGTTATGAAAGCCTCTTTCATCTTAGCCATTTGTTTTTTGGCTTCGGCTACTAGTTTGACTTTCGTTTCCACAACACCTTTTTTGTCTTCATGGAACTCTTTAATTTCTTTTGCAAGAGCGTTTACTACGAACTCTTCCATTTTCTTAAAGTTTTCATGCACACCTTTTCTGTCGCTGTGTAGTTCTTTTAATTCCTCGTTTAATTTAGAAAGAATAAACTCTTCCAATTTAGCAGAATGTTTGCCTACGTTTTCTTTGTAAGCAATTTTTTCTTGTGCAAGTGCTTTTCTGTCCTCAACGAACTTTGTGATCTCTTCAGATAACTTCTCGTTCATCATAGTGTCGATAGCCTCGATCATGTTTGCTTTGTCGTGTTCGTATCTTTTAGCAAACTCTTCTCTTAACTCAGCACTAACAGTTTCTCTGTTTTCTTTGATTTTGTTGTCCCAAGCCTCTTGGATGCTGTTTTTCACATCTTCTGAGATAGCGCCTGATTCAACAAGTTTTGATATTGCGTCGATCATTTTATTTTAGGTCCTTTATTATGTTTGTAAGTGCCTCTTTGAGGAACTTTTGTGCTTTTGCATCATTTCTCACTTCAGCCGCCAGACCCTTTGCCATGTTACCACCCTTGCTGTTCATTAGGTGTTCGTAAATTGGCGTAGGATAAGCACCCGGTGCCGAAGGTTGGGCCACAACATCTACTGTGATGATCTCGAAGTCTGAAACTTCACCACCGCCGTATTCGGAAATGTTACCACTTCCTCTTGACGATACGCCTAGTTTCACACCCGATTCCAACATAGTTTTGACAAGTTGACCCATTGGTGTTGGCAAAATTTTCATCTTGCCGTATCCATTTGGACCGTCCATCCACATTTCAGTAATCATGTGGGACACACGGTCCAAATTAATCTTTAAATCATCTGGATGGTCTACTTCACCAAGCACACTGTAACCTGATCCGATCTGATCATTAAGTGTTTTCACTGCTTTGCCAATTTCGTTTACTGGGTAAACTCTTTGGTTAGCATTCTTAATGCCTCCTTGAATACAGATACCTTTCATGCACAAATCTTTGCCATTCTCGCCTTCGTGTAAGATCTGTACTCTCGCCTGATCGTAGGTTAGATGTTCTCTTAGATAAAGTGACATTCCAAACTCCTTGTTAATCTACAATTACTTTTTAGCAACTGGAGATTTTGCTGATTTGTCTGAACCGTCTTTTGTGTCTGCTTTCACTTCTTTCATTTTTGGTTCAGTAGTAGCGTTCATGCTTTTTGCAGTTGGAGCCGGTCTTCCTTTTTCTTCTGCTCCGCCTTTAGCGATGTTGTCACCACCTTTTGGTAATGTATTACCTGCATCTTTTACTGGAGATGCTTTGTTATCAGCATGGTCGGCATTGTCCGCTTTAGCCATGTTTTTGTACTCTTTTACAGTTTCTTTGGCTTCTGCTTCTTTGCTTTCCACTGGCATTTCTACTCGAGTTTCTGTTGGCATTTCAACAGT